TTACGTAAGTAGTAACGGCGGTAATATTACACCAGAACAAGGACGCTTCCCCGCAAACTGCATTACGCTAGACGAAGGCGAGTTTTATTCGAAGTATTTTAACGTCACTAATATTACGCCCGCCGATTTATCGAAAAAGGCGAGCAAGAAAGACCGTAATAGCGACTGGCAGGGCGAGGAGATTGCGTTGGAGGCACAAAAAGTCGGGTACGGCGGTAATGAATACGGAATGAATGCGAATAAATACCGTCCCGACGGAAGTGAGCGAAAGCCTATTACGCACAAAAATAATCACCCAACGGTCAAGCCAACCGATCTTATGGCGTGGCTTGTACGCCTAGTAACGCCAATCGGCGGCACTGTCCTCGACCCTTTCGCAGGCAGCGGAAGTACGTTAGTGGCGGCCAAGCGCGAAGGTTTCGGCTTTATCGGTGTAGAGCTTACGGAGGAGTATATTCCGATTATCGAGGCACGGACGGGAATTAAGCATATTAAGGCTGAAACAAGCGAAGGGCAGGCGAAATAATGACGCAATATTCGACTTATACGCCCTACACAACACAGCAAGCACACGACGACATTACGACGCTATTTGACGCTTATTACGACGTTAAAAAGGCGGGAAAAGGGATAACGCCAAATAAGCGCATAGAGAGCGCCGACGCTATCGTAGAGCATTACGTTGAGGTTAACGGCAAAAGGCCGCCAGCAAGCGTTTTAAGCCGATTAGCGACGTATATATTACTCGATACTCTAACGGATCCGCATCCGGATAAGATGAGCCGCGAAGAATATCCGATAATGAGCTACGGGCAGACTGGCAGGTACTTCGCACGTAATGGCACGATAGCGCCCGAACCATATATGCAAGAAAGCGTCATGGGGCGCAAGACAAGCGCTAAAGAATGGGGCAACGACAATTCAGACGCCTTACTATTCGCAGATGATCCGATGTTATTGAACGTAATCGAGTCGGTGGATTTATATGCGTTGCTAGATAACGCTAATTTGACGGATAGGCAACGCCAAGCTATCGACTTAGTTTACTTCGAGGATTTGACGCAGGAGCAAGCGGCAAAGGTTATGGGCGTCACTAGGCAGGCGGTAGACCTTTACGCAAGGAACGCAATAAATAAAATACGGAGGTTGACGAATGAGCAAAGTTGTTAACCTTTATAAAGGCGACTGTTTGACGGAGCATGAACGAATTGAGAGCGGTAGCGTTGATTTAATTTTATGCGATCCACCTTATGGTAATATGGATACAGACGGTGGTAGGCGGTTAGGAATAAACGGATGGGATATAGCGATAAAGCCAGCGGACTTATTCGAGATTGCTAACCGAATATTACGGCGTAATGGTAAGCTCGTTTTATTCTCGCAAGAGCCTTATACGAGCCGATTAATTACGGAAGCTATTCCGAATTTACCGTTTAATTACCGTATGATATGGGAGAAGGACTCGTTTGCGAATCACTTAGGGGCGAAGAAGGCGCCCGTTAGTTATTTCGAGGATATTCTTGTGTTTAGTAAAAAAGAATGTTATGAAGCAAAGCACCCATTAAAATCAAAAATGCTAAAATACGTAGAAAAGTACGGAAAAGAATATATCATCGAATTGTTTGTAAATGAGGGGAGATATTCGAGTGAATTATCGGCAAGGGTTCATGCTTCTTATAAATTCGGGTTTAACAACGGTACGAGATTTGACTTGATGGACGATAAATTGTATTCATACTTAAGTGATTATATTGAATTCGAAGAAACTTACGAGGATTTAAAAACTATTGACGATGATTATAAAAGGAAATATTCAAGTACCTTCAATTTATGGGAAGGTGGCAAATACAAATCGAACATACTCCGCTATAAAAAGGATTATGACGGCTATCATCCGACACAAAAGCCCGTCGCATTGTTGGACGACCTAATCCGCACATACTCGAACGAAGGCGACCTCGTCGTAGACTTGACGATGGGTAGCGGAAGCACAGGCGTAGCAGCCGTTAAAGCAGGGCGAAGGTTTACAGGAATTGAGTTAAGCGACGAGTATTTCGACATTGCCGAGCGAAGAATTAGCGAAAGTTTGTCGCAATCTATTGCTAAATAAGCGTTTAGTTCTATGTATCTAATACGGAAGAAGGCGTTATTTGCGCCCGTACAACGCAATAGTCCTCGCCGAATAGTATCGGACTACTTACGAGGTAAAGGCGTTGTACGGGCGTTAAATAAACGTATATAAGGCGATTAAGGAGCGGGCAGTATGCCGGCTCTTTTTCGTTGTTAGAAATAATGGCTGGCGAGCTTTTATAATACGACGATATAAAGCGGAGGTTTTACCCTTGAGTAAAAAGCTAAAAGAATATGTCATCACATTCAGAACCACATTAATCCCAATTTACAATATCGTAAATCCTTACGACGATCACGATATTGCGAATATGAGTAACGGTATGAGGTATGTTTTCAAAGAAGGAGAATTAAAGTCGTTTAGAGTAAGCGCTCCGAACAAAAGGGTGGCGGAATCTTTATTAGCCGTCGAACTTTTTCAGAGAGTTATGGGAAAAGATATTGATGGCGGTTATAAACCGTTCGTTATAAACGGATTGCAAAACATTGAAACAATCGTCGAGGTGAAGAAAGATGAGGAATAGGTTTTTCTACTGCTATTCCCCAGCCTTAAACGATTATCTAATCGATAGGGGATTAAGATACCAAGGAGTAGGCATTAACGAGAACAGTGGTGACAAGTTTTGGCAATACGAAAGATGCCGCATGTTAGACGAGGCTATCACTGATTGGCAAAACAATAATCCGAACAAAAATCGGAGTTAAAGCGGAATATGCAAAGCGGAGGTTTTTATAATGCAGAAAATTACACGAAAGGTTTACGATAAGAAAAATCCAAGCGCGGACGGGCGGAAATTTATTCCGCTGCCGTCAGACGCATTACATTACGTACATCATCCGAAAATGAGACCGAATATGCTTGTGCTTTATGCGATTATAGTCGATAAATATAACGCGGAGGAAGGCTTCTCTTATCCGAGCTTAGAGCGTTTATCGGTCGATTATGGCATGAGCTATAACGCTACTAGCAAGCATGTCGAGATACTGAAGGAAATTGGTCTAATCGACTATCCCGAGAAAGGTTACTACGTGCCGTTAGAGCCGTTAGATGAATCGGAGTTTTATCGCGAGTTTCCCGAGGCTTGGGAAGCGTATAGGAAGGCGCTGAAGCAGGCGGAAGGCAAGCGGGAAAGTGATCGTAATAGACTTCGAGAATGGCGAGCTAGGTTAGACGAATGATTGAAACGCCCAATTACTGGGTGTATGAAACGCCCAATTATTGGGTGTACGAGATACGTTAATTGGGTGTTAACTAGATTTACTTAACGAGACTTAATAACGAGATTTAAAGATATACCGATTCGGGATAAAGACCATCCCTCATCGGACGAATCAAATACATAGATATATCTTACTCGGAGGTTTTAAAAGAAAGGGAACCCTTCAAAATTAAAATAAAAGTTTCCCGCGCCGACCACCGCGTTGCCGTTATAGGCTTATTCGTCGTTTAGAGGCGATTACAGACGTTTATAGACGCATGGCATGCGGTAGGTATAGACGGGATGGATAACGCCTATGTTGCGCGCGTATGGGCGTATGTACTATATAGTAGCGATAGGATTCGGATGGCATGCGTAGTGCATCGGTTAGTTAGTCGACTAAGCAACCGAATAACCGCGGAACATCAGCCGGAGGGTTCATCGGAGAGGCCTCGCCTAAACCCATGGGGTCTACGGAATTAATCGGAATTGTCAGATTATACACGAATGAGCACGTAAAGCACGTATACTTGACGCCTACAAACCGCGTCAGATCAACGATGTATAAAACCATGCATAAACGTAATTATTCGGAAGTAACGAGAATCGCGTCAGATCAACGTTTGCGACATCGATTGACTTCCGAAAATCAGCATTATGTAAACCGGAAATGAATAGTCTATACATCGTTATGCAAGAAACGAATGTCGGGCGGTAGCTGATCGGATATGCCCCGGGGTGGTCGGTCGCAGGATTCCGCGCCAAGTGCCGGAACATTTCCGCCAAAATTTTAGAAGTCGGGGAGTCGATCGGATTCACACGGACCAGCATACGCCTATAACGCATTTAGAGGCGATTACAGGCGTTTTAAGCCTTATCGCATATATTCGTATCAAAACGGACAATAAAGCGTTAAACAGACGCTATTTAAACGAGGAGGTGACGAAGATATGGGCAGACGAACGCGCAAGGAAATCTTAGAGGAGCGATTATCGGCCGATCAATTAAAGGCGGTCTATTTACTACTCGATAACGAATTGAAGCCGGAAGGTGAGCGCATGTCACAAGACGACATAGCTGCGGAGTGTAACGTCAATAGATCGACATTATATCGCTGGCGAACGCAGAATCAAGACTTTATCGATTATAGACGCGAGGTAACTCGCAACTACATCTCGGACATGAGCGGACTATTCTTGAAGTCATTGCGACGCTCGATCGAAGGGACTAACGG